GTATTCAGGTTCTCCAAATGTTCTCATGTTTTTAGTGATTAATTAATACTTGATATTGATTGGATTGGCTCGGTAAACTATATACTCGGCGTCTCAATCTTTATGTATATATATTATCATATATTTTACATTTTGTCAAATATTATTTACCCACAATAAACTAAAAACCCCTCTGGTCGACAAAGGAGTTTCTAGCGGGTTTTAGTAGTTGATACTTCTAAAGCAAAAAAGTGAAATCTTCAGAAGCATAATAATTATAACATAATAAAAACAATTGTTAAAGTAAAACAAAAACTCCCCGAAGGGAGTAGATGTTCATTGAATTAAATGTGATCGGCCAAGAGGTGTCGACCACTAGCATCAATATCAAGTAACCACAGCTCACTATTTCTGTGGCAATAAGATTATAACACATATCTATAAAAAAATAAACAAGGTATACTTAAATCAGATATACCCAGCTTATTCTATGGTCTAGTTTGTAACTAAATAGTCGTAAGTTACAATAAAATTATAGCATTTAACCTTATTTAGTCAATTATTTAGTAAATACCCCCATATAATGTAATTTGCCATTAGGATATATATACCAAAGTCTATATAGTTTTTGAGATATAAATACTTTTTTAAATTTCATAATTATCTTCGGTTAACTTTTCAGTAAGTTTATTTATTTTTAGATTTACTTTTCTTCCATAATGATTTGGTTTTCTAGATTTAACTATTTCTGCAACTGTTTGATTTGTATCTTTGTCTCTTTGAAGCATTATAATATAACTTGCATTATTAGATAATTGTTTGCTACCAGAAAAAGCATTTCTATCTAAATTTGTAAGTCTGCTAGAGGCTTTATCCACTTGAGCTAAAGATATAACTGGAATATTTAGAGACAATGCTAAAGCCAATAAACCATCGGCTGTGCTGACATACCTTTCTAATGCATTATCTCCTGTACCTTGTGCTAATTGCCAATAATCTACTGCTATAAGGCTTAATTTATGTACCTGATGGTATTGTTTAGCTATAGTTTTAATTTCAGAAATATTCAATCCATCTTTGAATATAACAAATACATTTTTTTGAATTACATCATACCATTTTCTAATAGTTTCTTCTGGAGGTATGCCTTCTCTAATTGCTTTTTCAGCATATCCAGATAATATGGTAAGTAGTTTATCTAATATTTCTTTAGCAGGTTGTTCTAATGAAAACATTAAAACTTTATTTCCCATTTTTAGTTGATGTGCAATTATATTTAATAAAAAGGTGGTTTTCCCAGCTCCTGTATCAGCTCCAATTGCAATTAATTGTCCATTTAAAAACTTTACCCCTGCATTATCAAAGCTATTAAATCCAGTAATTACACCTTTGTCTGCCACTTTGTTATTATAGATTTGATCAAAAGAAATGTCTTGTAAAGTTTCTACTTTATTATCTATAATAGAAGTTTTAGATTCTATGCAAGTTAAGGCCTCATTTATTGTCCCACCACCTTGTAAAATAGAATATCCTGCTGCATAAGCAGCTATATCTTGTCTTTGCTTAGCTAATGCAATTATATCTTGAACATCTTCTTTATAGTTTGTGTAATCTACGCTATCAAAATCATATGCTTGTAATATTTCATCTGGTATATCTTGATAAGCTGGAATGCGATCTAACATTGCTTTATCGACTGCCATTTCATAAACTTCTTGAAATTTTAAATTGTAAAAATGATCTGGGGCTAATCCTATTGCTAAATAATGTAACATTGGGTTTTCATCTTGTAATAAGAATATAGCTCCTAATACTGCTAATTCTTTCTTTTCGTTTTGTAATTCATTTAATAATAATTCTGCTGGTTTGTATGCTTGATATTTGCTGTAGTTTTTTTTCATGTAAGTGAGTTATTTTTTATAGTGGATCTGGTTCAGCATTCATCCAATCTAATTCTGTGATCTCTTCTAATTGTAACACAGGTTTTGGATATGGAAACTTATTTAAGAATTCATCTATCTTTTCATCATTCCTGATAATAAAGTCTATTGTAGCTTTCCAACCTCTATCATTTTCTCCATTATGAAATTTGCTAGATTTTATATTCTTAATTGCTATTTTTATTTCATCTAAAGTATAAGTTTTTAATCTTAATTTAATCTTTTTAACTCTATCTGAAGTAACTCTATATTTTGTTCCAAATAATTGATTATAATATTGTATTACTTGGCTTACTTCGTCAGAAGTAATAGTGTTCTTTTCTATTCTATCCTTACCTATCCTATCCTGTGTCGCCATTTTGTCTACCTTTGGTATACCAACTGACAACCCAATTAGTTCATTCTTGTATATTTCTAAGTATTTACTAGGAGTATATCTATCTGCTCGTAAATAATTATTTTCTTTCCAATCAATTATAACTAATACTTTATCATCAAATACATTTATAAAATTCTTTGCTTGTAATATTTTTAAATCATCAGGTTTACTTTCTGTCATTCTCATTATTGTAAAATGTTCACAAAACCCATCATCATCTGCATTCATACCTAAATGAAAATAAAGATTTTGACTGCTTTGTGGCATCATCAAAAATTGACTTGAATTAGTTATTGTTTTGCTAAACATTCTTCTTTGTGCCATATATTTTTACTTTATTTATAATAAAAAGTCCTTTGGCGAAACCCCGAGATTGCTCTCAGGAAGTTCATCAAAAGACTCTTCAAATTGATTGAATTGTGTTTTGAACTATTTGTCTCGCCCTGTTTTATTCACTTCAGCTGTGATTAAATATATAATATCATAATTGATTTATTTTGTCAAATATGGTATAATGCAAAAGTAATAATAATCATATCAAGTATGAAAAAATCACTAATATTCACTACAATAGGCCTAGGTTTAATTATTGGAGCATATAATCTAGGTAAAAGCCAAACAAAGACCGTAGAAGTTGTAAAAGAAATACCTGTAGAAGTTATAAAAGAGGTACAAGTAGAAAAGATTGTAGAAGTTGAAAAAAAAGTAGAAGTTCCAGTTGAAAAAAGGGTTGAGGTGCCAAAAATTGTCAAAGAAACTGTAACTCAAAAATGTGAACCACAAGTTATTGAAAATTTAGGAAGAGCAAAAGCAATTGAAGATTATGTAATAGCAACTATAAGATCATATCCAGCCGAAGAAGCTGTTATGAGAATATATGATAGTATAATTATACCAGATTGGAAAAAATAATATGAAAACAATCACTATACTTACTTGCGATAGAACACCAAGCTATTTAGCTGATACTGTATTTACAATCCCAGAAGATTATCATATTCAATATGTGTCTCAAGGGCAAATTATACAGCCCAGAGCAGGAGATTTAGTGCCGGTGGATAAAAAGTATAAGCAAGATGCAACAAGACACCGAGACAGCCAATATAATTACTCTGTAGCATTAAGACAAACAGTAGATGGACTTATAATTGAAGATGATGTACATTTGTCTAAAAATTTTGATCAACATTTAGAGAAAGTTAAATTAAATATTACTACTAAAAAATATGCAGTGGCCTTATATTCTTGCTATAACTGGAATGGATATAGTGATTATGAACATATTGCAAAATATCCAATAGACATGTTTTATGGTACACAAGCAATGTTGTACGATATAGAAACAGCTCGAGGATTTGGTGAATATTTAGCTCAAAACATAGGAAAAGAACCTTATGATTTAGCCCTTAAGACATACATAAAAGAAATTGATCCAGAGGTAGTATTATATGCAAGCAAATATTCATTAGTACAGCATATAGGAGATGTAAGCACAGGATTAGGAGGACAACATAGAACAGGTAATTTTATAGACGAGATATGATATTCCCAATTATACTTCACCACAATAGCTCTACAGAATATACTGTACAACTTATAGGTAAAATTATGCCTAGAAGTGGACATATAGTAGACTCTAGTAAATTAGGTACACATTTTACAGATAGTTTTAATCTGGCCTTAGAAGCTTTTATGCAATCTAAGTTTAGTCACGCTATAATTTGTAATAATGATATAGATTTAGATTATGATAGACTAATTCAGTTAGAGAATGCAGTTAGAAATAAAAAAGGTATATTCTCACCAATAGTAAACTCACCGCATAATGCAGTTATGAGTAAACAAGGAAATGCTACATATCGTAAAGTACCTTGGGTGGAGTTTGTATGTCCAATTATAAGCAAAGATGTAGTCAAAAAAATAGGATTATTAGACACAGGAATGCCTAAAGGCTGGGGAATAGAATTAGATTATTGCTACAGGGCAAAACAAGCTGGTTTCAGCACACATCTTATCCAAACCATATCAGTAGAACACTATGGGCATAAATCACAGGCAGACCATGCAGAATACAGCCACTATGCAAATATAGAGATGAATGATAGATTAAGAGAAAAGTACGGTGACAATTGGCAGGAAGTATTAAAGTATCCACAATGGTAGTAACAATTATACCCACAATAGGAAGAGATACATTAGGTAGGGCTTTTGAAAGTGTAATATCTGAGGCTATAGATTTTGGCAATGAGGTGTCTTGTATTCCAGTAATTGGAGGTACTGCGGGAGAGAATAGAAACAAAGGAATACAAATAGCTAAAGCACTCAATGCAGATTGGATTACATTTTTAGATGATGATGACTATTATAGAGATTTGTGGAGTGAGCAAATTGACTACACCAATAAATATGACATTGTAGTATTAAGAATGGCACAAGGTAATTTACTTGTTCCCGATCTTACCAATGAATTAAGATTCTCCAATGTCGGAATAAACTTTGCTCTCAATATGAATCGGATCAAATGGGAAGACCTCCCAGAGTTTGATAGCAATGGAGAGGGAGAGGACTGGAGGTTTCTCGAGAAGCTACTCCAGAAATATAACAAGGTAAAAATAACTAAAGATATATACTATGTCGCAGAAAAAAGAAACTACAATCAATGAGTTTACAGACTGGCAGGTTGCCTTTGATAATATCCCAGATAAGGATCAGATGACCATAGTCGAGTTAGGCTGGGGACAAGGTACATATTATTTGCTAGAAAATTTTAAGAAAGTTATCTCAATAGAATTATCCAGATACACATACCCATATACACAGATAGAAAATCACAGCTACATAGAATTACAACCAGAAGAGACTACAACTTTAAAGGATGATATTTTGATAAAAACAGAAGGAAGTTATAGACCAGAATTTGATACAGAAATTGCAAACTATATGACCGAAATTAAGAAGCATAAAGCAGATGTAATCTTTGTAGATTTTGGATTCCATTTTAGAGGTGAAGTAGTTCAAGAGTTAATAAATCTTAACCAACATCAGTATATAATATTTCACGATACAAACTTTCCATACTATGGATATGATAGATTAGATTATAAAAATTATAGTCTAAAATTTATAGATAAAAATGGACAAGGAACAATAATTTTAGGTAAGTAAACCACTCCCCCGGCAAGAAAAACCCCTCTCCCCCAGTAAAAAATAGCGGAGAAGTGGTAAAAATGGCAAATGGCATATATAAGCCAAATATTGAGACACCCGATAGGGGAGGGGAGCGATTTTAGCCCGTTTTTGATATATCCCTTTCGGTGGGGGAGGGTAGAGAAGTGGTCAACATTAGCTCAACCAATACTTCCCCACTATATAATCATTATTGACAAACTATATACTAATTGATATATTGATAATAATTAACAAATCACAATGAAATATAATAAAGAAAAATTATTTGAACAAGCAAAAGAAGCTGCTCGCAAAAATAATTTAATTTTTATTGAAGAGATTGTAAGTTTCTTACCTTGCTCAAAACCAACTTTCTATGAATACTTCCCTCCAGACTCTAACGAACTTAACGAATTAAAAGCCATTATTGAAGATAACACTGTTAACATAAAATCAGGGTTAAGAAACAAGTGGTATGAGTCAGATAATCCAACACTTCAGATAGCACTGTATAGATTGACTTCAAGAGATGATGAGCATAGAAAATTAAACCAGACATACACAGATATTACCAGCAAGAATGAAAAGATAGAT